CCGGAAATCATTGCTTCGATTTCTTTTAAAGATTCATTAACGACAATACAATTTTCTCTCTTATTTCCGCAAAAGCCAATGGCGGTTTTACCGTCATAACCTATTGAACGTGCGGGAAATATACAATCGACATTATTAGTATTAACTAATACTTTTTTATTATTATTATCAACATTGCTTATATAATCTGTTACCTTAATCCACATTATCGGTTTGTCCTTTCCGCCACTCGTTCAGCATCGTTTTTATGATATTAGCTGTCAACTCTGCAAAGTAATTATCCATATTATTCAACCATTTAATTTTCCCCTCAATCCATGCGATTGGAATTGATGGTTCGGACTGTGCGGGTGGTAAGTCCTTCACAGCATCCAATGCTTCCAAAATACCACCAGTCCAACCGTTATCGAGATTATGCTTCAACACATACCCTCTAAGTGTATCTTCATCTCCGCAGTTAGTACATTGAACAATCGCATCAATCGCCGCCTGTCTTTCAATCAGTTCGATCATTCTGCTCATCCCTCCATTTCTTCACCATAACAGAAATATGTGCCGCCGCCAGATTTGCAAATTCACTATCAAGGCTTTTATGCCACTCGATATGTTTCTCAATCCATGACAGCGGAATCGCAGGTTCGGGCTGTACAGTCGGCAGTGCGTTAAGTCTTTTTATCAGTCCATTAACGGAACCACAGATTAGACCTTCGTACCAATCTTTTGCGGCATCAATCGCTGCCTGTCGGCTGACGGTGTCTGAACTGTTCGGAATTTCCGAATTGTTCCCTACATTTGTGTCGGCAGCATCCTTCGGTATTCTTATTCCGTTTTCTCTTAATTCTTCTTTACTCATAAACGGAATGTCTTCTGGAAAATAACTCATTCGGTTCTCCTTTCTGGTTCGTATAAATCCGCATAGTTTCTTTTGCAACTCGTACACACTAGCAGATACGATTTTCCAAATTCTTTTACGCATCCCTCGCAATTATCCGTTTTACGTCTTTCCTGCAACTCTCTGAGCAATTCAGCAATTTGACGGTGTTTTTCTGCCGAATTGATGTACATGGCTTTTCTCTCTGGATCACTACAGTATCCAGCATCTACCATATATGCATCCGCCACATCCTCATTATCAACAATAAAACACTCAAGTTCTGTCATGGTTCTCACCTACCTCTTCACACAATGTTATCTCGCTAATTATCTTGTTCCATTCCTCTTCGGCTTTATATGCACGACTAAACCACGACCAATGGTAACTATAATGAGTTGGGCACTTTGGACAATTAGGATTTTCACAGAACACGCCAAATCGAAGTTCTAATATGCCATCTTCTATAAGCACCGGTTTATTCCCGCACAAACACGGTTTAAGTTCGCCTTCGGGCAGATCAAGACTTACTCCGTGTAATGTATTATAGAGAAAAGGTTTAATCCTTGTTCCTATTTTTGTGCCGTTGTAATATACATCATCATACACCGTCAGTTCTCACATTCTTCCGATAACTGCATTAACTGTAATACAACAATATTGCTGTCCACCGCTTCATAAATTAGTTCAGCACATTCTTCATCGTATTTTCCTGTGCTTTCCGCTTGTTCGGCAAACGATTTTCCTATTGACTTTGCATGACCAGGCGCAACCAACTCCCAATCCTGTTTGAATGTATCTCCATTCAATTTAAAAGTGATCGCTGCGCTTTCCGGTGTAGCTTCAATCATTATCTTCATTATTTTCACCATCCCATCTGCAATTCCATTTATCTATTGCTTCGGATTCCGTTTCGCAAAAATCCGATACTGCAATACCCCAACAATTATCATTCGTACACGCTATGAACCAATACTGACCATCTGTTTCTTCCGGTGTTACAATTTCCGGTTGTCCACCGCAGAACGGACAGGGCTTTAATTCAACCTTCATGGTTCTCACCGTCTTTTCGTCCTTCCGTTCTTTCTCTTCAATCATCCGTCTTGCATCCTCATAGCTTACGAATTTACATTCCCATAATACGCAATTACCGGAACGTGTTGACCATATGCATTTATCGCAATTAGGCATTGTTCTCACTCCCTTCAACTTGCGCATTAGCATTAAACACTCTTACCCCATCCTCTGTACCACTCATGTATAATGTCACATACTTGTTATCCATAAAACATCTTGGACACAACTTGCCGTGATAGTGCATCGGGTCGTTATTCACGCTATACATCCTGTTATTACAGCAGTCCGTATAGAAAAACATTCCGTGTCCGTGTGCTTCTTGGAGATACCTATAAGTTGATTCTCCATGCGTAATGCTCATTCGTTCTCACTCCCTTCACGCTCTTTAGCAAGTGCGCACTTGCACCATTCAATAAACGTTTGCAAAGATTCTATTAGCGTTTCACCACTTATATAAAACGGACACCCGCCTTCACCCTCTCTACATTCGTATTTCACGCACATTGTTTCATCTTCTTTTCGGCAGTTAAGTTCCGCTTCGATGTTCTTTATAGCTTCTTTAATCTCCATCCTCGTCACTCTCTTCGATCACAATTACTTCATCTGTATAACGGTCTGGATGAAGTGTGTCTTCTGTGAATGGGGTATCACCGTATATACTTTCGTATGCATTGCATTCTTCGTAATACTCACAATTCTCTGTTTTGCATGACAAACCCATATCATTACAGAAATCAATTAAATCTCTGTTTGTTACTTGATCTGGTTTCGGAAGTGCTGTTTTTCCGGCATCCATAAATTTGTCCCAGTCTTCTTCTTCGATTCCCCAAGTTTCAAGCCAATCGACAAAACTGTATTCCGACACCGCTTTAAATATAGCGTATTCAATCTGCTGGCCTTTTGTCATTTGTTTCAACAGTGTTCTCCCCTTGTATTAATCGCAACTATCTTGTGTCTCAAATTGCAAAAAGTATTTGTAATTCATTACTTCGACTTTCCAAAAACTTAATACTTTTATGCTGTATAACCCATATGCATTAGGACTATAACCCATCTTACTAGCAATTTCCGAAACAACTTCTTTTAATTTTTTGTAAGGTAAAGCCCTGTAATAATCATATTCTTCTTTCGTAATTTCTATTTCGTGTGTTATGTATCCCATTAAAACCTCTTCCGGATTATGTACTCATTTCCAAGCCAAACAATAAATATTACTTGCGGAAGATTATGTACTTTCGGGATCAATTTTCTAAGATAATATTTGAAATTCATAATTTTCCTTTTCTGTTTTGGTTTTAAATCTAATAACAAGTTGCGCCATTATAGCGCAACCCTTTTAACAATTATTTCCGTCTGTTGTTGAAATATACCCTCAATTCTTCCGTAACTACAGACAGTTCTTCACTGGCAATCTTATACCATTCGTGGATAAGCACTCGATCCGTGGTGCAATCGTATGTAATATCAATATCTCCGGTCTTATAATACAGCTTTGCAATAATAATATCACTATTATTACCAACGATTCTGCTTTCGTTAGTAATTACACCACAAGTCAACTCATGTCTCAATTATATCACCTTCTCTCTGCCATTCGCCTTGAACATACGTTCCGAACCCCTGTTCGTATACATTATAGTTCCTTGCTTTTGGTTTGTCAATTAAACATTTGACAAAATATCATAGTTTTTCTGTTTTAGTTTTAATGTATTATGTATGGCTACTTGTTATCAAGCAGCCAAAACAATCAAATATAAATTCTTAAACTTTTCCTAAGTGTAGAAATATTGGATGTGTTTACTCCGTACAATCTGGCCATTGCAAAAACATCATTTGTATCTGCGGAATTGCGGACAGACATAATCATTTCCTTTGTGCGATCTTCTCCGTAAGTTTCAACTAATTTCTGGTAGAAACCAAGCAAAAACAGAGAACGATAATTCAGATTTGTTCCGTATGGTCTTCGCACATACACGTTAAATGTACGGCTGATAAGTGCAGCAATTTCTTCCGGCTCTTTATTGCCGAATGTTGCAACGTTTCTAGGGAATACGAAATACTTGAAATAATAATCCCTATACTGTGTAGCTTTATAAACGCCGTGATTTGCGTCAATTTCTTCAAGTGAATGGACGTAAGTCAATAAGCTGATTGTTCTTTCCTTTAAAACGATTGTGCGGTTCGGCATCATTACCCGCTTGTTACGGAAATCAATCATGTCTTCTTTCAGCAAAACAATCTCTTCATTGGTGGCAAAACCATCGCAGAAAAGGCGGATAATACACTCGACATAATTTGCACGTTCTTCCGGCAAATCATTATGAAGTTTTTTAACTATGTCTTCTACATCATCTTGTGTAACTCGATCCGTTATTTGCAGAATACGTTCAAGCGCTTGATTGCCTTTCATGCTCTTCTCGTTAAACGGATTTTTGATTACTTGATAATTCTCAATGTAGTAATTGAAAATCTGTCTGT